GTGTCCTGACTACAGCGCAATAAAAAGCTGGCACAACGTGCCATCCTTATTAAAAAAAAAGAAAACCTTGGAGATGTTTTCACTCTTGCGAGCGGGTCCCTCCAAGGTTTGATAAGAGCCCTCAGCTTACCACTGCCACCGAATGCATTCGGCGCCCTGCGTGCCCCAGGGGTTAGGCCTAGGTTGCGAACCTAGATAGAATTTATCTTTCAAAGTCGTCATCCAGTCTGAACATATTGCCCTCTGGTGATTGCAACCTCTTTCGTAGTTCTTTGAGCTCATACATTGAGCATTCTGCTACGGCTTTGGTGACTTGTCCGACGCCAATCGCCCAACCTAATCCGCCACCAAGTAATAAACAAATTAATTCAGTCATAATAATCTCCATAAGTTAAAGGGCTCGGCTTCTCATCCGAGCATGTGCTTTCCGTAACAACCGTCCCGAGCTTTTGTACGACCTCGGGATGTCGTTGTCTGCTTTGTCTTGCAAGCTACGTTACTTAGTCTGGCCACTTTGGATTTAAAGAACCTACGTTCTACCAGATACAGACACAACCAACTAAGCTACCGCTGTTGCTGGCTGTTCTTTCATCTCAATGACACGCATAAAGACCTTTGCTTGCTGATTGTCAGCAGTCAATGGGATAGCTACGTCAAAGTGTAGTGTTAAGCTACCGTCTTTGTTAGTAGTTGCTATGCCGACTTCTCTAGATCTAGATTTGCCGTCTTTGCCGTCTTTTAATATGTATAATGAATACAACATAATTACCTCCTAGGTATATATAATTAACTTGCTAGCTACACCTGTAACTAACATACAATACTCACTAACAGTTGCCACGGGACGTGGACAACTGTCGACGAGCGAGGGCCAAAGGCCCGAGCGAGTGGCTTGGCATTAAATCCAAGCAACTGATCTTTCACGATGGAGATGAATCCCCATATCACGAACTTCATCAAGAATTCTAGGAAACTCATGCTTCCAGATTCCTCGGTCTTGGTTATGGGTAAACTCTCCTTCAATAAGACAGAGTGCACCCCATAACCCAGGGTTCTGGGAAAAGCTATCCATAATAAGACTTTCCATTAACTTAATATTCCAGTTATTAGCAGTCTTAGGGTAGTTACCCACATATTTCTTTCCAGCCTCCCAAGGCTTTCTATAAATAATTGGACAAAACTCTCCGCTTTTCCAAGTCTGGTAAGCATGTTCAACGCTTACATACTCTCTTCCATCTTTCAGGGTAAACCTACGCTCAGCTAAATTACTTAGCCAAGCGTTTTCATCAGTCCCATACCATACATTTACTTCTTTCATAGTTATTTCTCCAATATATCTTTTAACAAATCTGATACTTCATTTAAATCACTTCTAAATCTCTCTACAAGAAACCGTATTACTGCTGGTTTGGTCTTAAGACCTAACAGCTTTCTTAAGTTCTCTAATAGAGCGTCATCTTTCCACGTTACGGATATGGAAGGACCAGACCTTCCATACTTATCCATAATAGTTTCTTTCTTCTTAGTCATAATCACTCATCAACTCCCTAAACATATCTTCTTTATCTTCCATACACTCAGCACAGAACATAAAAGAATAAATAGAAGCTTGACCATAAACTTCCCAATCTTCACTAAACTCTTCCAATATTGCTTTCTTACCACAACATTCACATTCACTATTTACGATACTCATAACATACTCCTTTAATTAATATAACTTACTAAACAACAGACACCTCAGGATGAGGTATCTGCTTCGTCTCCGATAGGCTGAGTCTGAGCTCCGCGAGCCTTTAACAGATCAGCCACATCTTCGCCCCGTGGGTCAATATGAACTGTTGACTCAAGAACGTGGTTAAGATGATCAGACTGAAGATCATACATAGAGTCTCTCCAATCGGCATAAGACTGCCATTCAGTTGGAAACTCTTTGACCATGATGTTGTTGCCTCTCTTGCCGACTGCAAGATATGCTTGAACAAATGCAACTGCGTCTTCTACTCTATCCAGACCAGTAACAACATAGTCAGTGCCACCTTTGAACTTCCAACAATGTTGGTTGTGCGCATAAGTGCCACGCTCTGAATGAGCTCCATAGTTCTCTATGTATTGTGTTGATACTACGTATTTCATAATGTACTCCTTGTACTAGTTAATATACCTAATGTAATAGCAGTCACCGTGGGACACGGCTGACTGTTGTGGTTCCACTGGTTCCACTTGGTTCCAAATATCATGGAACACGATAAACCTTGTAACGATGCGTGGTTATAGGTGTGGTTCCACTGGTTCCACTTAGTTATAGGTTAAGAGAATCTATATCCAATAACCGTGGTTCGTTGTCCGTTAGCAAAGCAGGCTTTGTTTCACGCGGAACCGCGGAACCAACTCTGTTCCGTTGGTATGCAAATCCAGTAGGCATGCACGATAGTCGTGGTTCCACGACATGGTTCCACATTGGGTTAGAGCCGTGGAACCAACGGAACATTCTCAAGCGTGAGGGAACAAGATGATTGCACTTGCTCCCTAGCTTGATGATAGTAGTTAGATGATGCCTAAGAGGGCTAAGAAGAATACAACGCACATGATGCGAGCTACAAGGGGGTCCTTGAATAGAGGAAGTAGGTAGTGCCATAGAAAAAGGACGATGGCCAATAGGATAAAGAATAAAGATGACAGACCTTGGAAGAATCCAAAGATAAAAGTCTTAGAGTAAGAGAAGAATGTAGACATAGTATGCTCCATATAAAGTTAATAACAAGAGACAGAGAAGCGTGGGCCGAGGTACGAGGTCGGCGGGTAAAAACCAAAACAAGGTTCCAAAAGTTGAAACGGAGAAAGGTGATAGTAGAATGGGATCGGGTCGGAGTGGGGTCTGTGGTGATAGTAGGAGAAGATGTCTCAGCGATATATTTCATATTTTTCAAATATTTTTTTTTATTATAAATTTCCAATATAAAACGTTATAAGGTATATTTAGGAACATGAGCCTAGTCGCAGATCACACAGTTGAAGTTTCCGACGAAGATAGGATGGAGCTTCAGTCACATTACCCATATGCAGGAGTAAAACTATCCGAGCTTTCGGTTCAGGAAGAAAGATTGATTTTGTATTTTCTACGTGGGATGAGTAAAGCGGCCGCGGGCCGTGCAGCGGGGTACAAGAACCAAGATTCCGTGTACGACATCTTTAAGAAACCAAAAATCAACTTGGCCATCGAATACTTGCGCGAGGAAATGCGTGAAGAAGTTAAGTTCGACAAGAATACTGCAACACAATTATATTTAGAAGCGCATCGTAAATCAGCAACCGCGACCGAAGAAAAAAATGTCGTAGATTCGTTGTGCAAGCTCCACGGTCTATTTGCACCAGAGAATGCAACACAAGTTAATATTAATGTAGATAAAATTCAACAACTAGAAAGACTACCAGATTCCGAGCTACTAAAACTAGCTGGAGTAGACACAAGATATTTAGAACCCCAAGGAGGTACTAATGACTAAATACGCGCAACAAGCGAAAGCTACTAAAAAGAAACGTAAAGTTTCAAAACTTGCATCTTTGTATGGAGATAAAAACAAAGTAACAAGGGGCGATATAATTACTGCTATTAAGAATAAAAAGAAGAAGTGATTGTAGCCGTAACTGGTGCCAATGGTTATATTGGCCAAGAAGTTATAAAACAGCTTTCTAAAAAAGAAGGCATAGAAATTTTAGCTTTAGATATAGAAGATTGGGATATCCGAGCGCCCTTATCTATATGCAATCCTCAAGTAAGTGTTGTCATACATTTAGCTGGTCTAGTAAAAGTTAGCGAAAGTGTCGCGCGGCCTACGGCCTACTACTACACAAATGTAGTTGGCACTAAAAATGTTATTGATGCTTTTCCAAACGCAAAAATGATTTTTGCATCTACAGGCGCTGCTTATGATCCGACCTCACCTTATGCGCTTTCTAAAATAGCTGCCGAACAAATAGTCCAGGAGCTCTGTCCCGACTACACGATATTTAGATTTTTTAATGTTGGCGGTGGTACACCTACAAATCCTGAAGGATTATATGCCGCAACACAACGGGCCGTGGACCACGGTTCATTTACCATTTTTGGAGATGACTATGATACGGCAGACGGGACCTGTGTCCGTGATTATGTGCACGTGCAAGATCTGTGCGCGGCGCTCGTGTCCGCGGTTGGTCAACCAGGGTCCAAAACTATCGAGCCGATTGGGTCCGGTAACTCTTATACAGTTAAAGAATATGTTGACGCCTGGCTACTAACTAATGGTAAACTATTTAATATAGAGTTTGGCGAAAGACGTCCAGGCGATAATGAAAAGTCGGAGGTACCATTTGTCTCACGGTTTATGGTCCCTACGAAAACAATTTATGACATAGTGAGGATCTAATGCATTGTATTAATCAGAAACCAAAAAAAATGTCCATGAAGAAGGGCAAGAAGAATAAAGGTACAACTAAGAAGTCGTACAAAGGAGGAAAGAAGAAATATGGCTAAACGAGGACTATACGCAAACATACACGCAAAACGTAAAAGAATAAAAGCCGGCTCAGGTGAAACTATGCGGAAAAAAGGCGCAAAAGGCGCACCTACATCTAAAGCATTCAAAAAATCCGCGAAGACCGCGAAGAAAAGACCAGCGAAGAAAAAATAATGGTAAAAAACAAACCTAAAAAGAATCAGCCTATGGTGATATATATAAACGCTACGGCTAAAACAAATAAATGGAGTGCTTGGGAAAAAAATAAAGCCAAAGTGCAAGCTAAATTAAAACCAAGAGTTCCAAAAAAGAAAAAACCAACAAAAAAGAGAAAACCAAGATAATGCCTAGGAAAAAAGAAAAACCTATAAGAAAGACCACTGGCAAGGGTGGAAATTATAGAAAAACTAAATCTGGGGCAGGAATGACTAAAAAAGGGGTTGCTGCGTATAGAAAAGCAAACCCTGGGTCTAAATTAAAAACAGCAGTAACCGGAAAGGTTAAAAAAGGTTCAAAAGCGGCAAAAAGACGTAAATCTTATTGCGCTAGAAGTGCAGGACAGTTAAAAAGAAGCTCCGCTAAGACAAGAAACGACCCAAACTCAAGAATTAGGCAAGCTAGGAGGAGATGGAAATGTTAGATATGTATGTAGAGTGGCCCGCGTGGATAGAACCTACTTTAGGGGCACTTTTTATTATAATTATGGGGCTTTTTGCTTATATGT